TGTACACAAATGACTCAGAATGAGAGCCAGGGCATAGCACAAGAGGGTTTGTTTGTGGATGACATCTCTGTAGAAACATCGGTTGAGATAGAACAAAAAGACGGCTCACCTTTACGGAATGCGTTGCGTGAGTATCTTAAGAGTTATAATGGTGTTACAGAGTCTAGGGAAAGAGTCACAATTTAATGGCCACGAGTCCAAATTTTAAATTTTCATCCTTACACTACGGCGGCTCGATGAGTCCGGCGGGGCGGTTTGGTCGGAAGCCCGCTAAAGGAAATACGTTTCGTAGTCTAAAGCGGTTTGAAGATATAGCTCGGTTAGAAAATGCTGGTTTTGGTCATAGTGCTATTGCGGCGATGCTCTGTATTTCACCTAATAGGCTCACGCATATAAAGAATTCTGTAGATTATTCCATCGCCCGGCTCAAAATCACACATGGTATTATATTAGAACAAGACAAAACTCTCTCCATGATCAAAGAACAGCGTCGTGAGATGCTCACTCAACTTCTTCCACCGGCGCTTCAAATCTTGGCGAATGAACTCCAACGTCCAGCCACAACTCTCCAAGAGCGAAAGCATCAGACTGCGCTGTCTCTGGAATTGATGGATCGTGAAGGAACGTTCGCCAAGGTATCTAGGACTGAGGTCAAGCCAGTAGATTCATTTGACTTTGAAACTAAAGATGCTGAGTCTCGTAGCATCATCCAAGCTATCCGCGCCGTGGCTGCACCGGCGTCGAGTTTTATGCACTCGAAGTTAGCACAAGATGCGAATGCAGAGTTTTCAAACTCACACACTCTGAGTGCTGTAGACCAGCAAAAAGCACTTGATACTTTGGAGCAGGTTGTTCTTTCTTCTGCCGAAGGTGCTGAGTTGCTGGAATTGATTCCTACAGATGGGACAGTGAATTAGTATGAGTAGATCATTTAGAATAAGTAGGTCACCAGTGCAAGGTATGCACGTAGATCAGATTTTCTATGACTTTTTAGACCAGAAAGAGCCAGCTAAACAACTGGCAGCCTTAGATAAAATCTGCTTTGAATCAGATGCGCTAAGTTTTGAAGAATGGTTCAAAGTTGCAAACACGTTTCCTATTATTGTGTGCGCTTGGCAAGGTGCTGACAAAGCTAATCCACGTGGTATGGCAGTCGTTCGGTATGCTGCTGGAATCGGTTATTTGTACTCTATAGCAGTTATACCAGAAGCTAGGAGATTAGGTCTTGCTGAGAGGATACTTCAAAAATCTCTTGAAATAGCAAAAGAAAAAGGTTGTTTAAAGATGCAGGCACATACTAGAACTGAGAATGAAGCATCGCAGAAGATGCTTATAAAAAATGGTTTCAAGGTTGTTCAGTATGTACCTGATTTTTATGATGATTGTGAAGATGGAATCTTGTGGAGTAAACAACTTCTATGAGAGACGTATTCAGCCCAGTCTTCGGTCCTCGATGTTTTGAGTGGATGTATTGGGCTGAGTGTATGACAACAGATATTCCCTAGTGGAAGGAGAAACAAATGATCATTGTAATTCTACTGGTTTTGATTCTGATGAATGGAGTTGGTTTTTTCAGTGGTCCAAGGACTCCAGGAGTACCAAACTATTACGGTTATGGCTACGGAGGATTAGGAACCATTCTTTTGATTCTTTTAATTCTCATTGTTCTTCACTTGATTCCAACAATCTAAGAAGGAGCAGTGCAATGGCAAGTTTCAAAACAATTCTTGACGACATAGGACATGGTCTTAAGGTGTTCTTTACAGACGCAACCAAGGTGGCACAGGTGGCCGAGCCAGCAATAGCAATTGCTTTCCCAGGTATTTCTGGTCTTTATGACGCTACGGTGAATGAGATTATAGCCGCAGAAAATGCTGCAATCGTTGCCGGTGCGCAGAATGGCACAGGACCACAGAAACTTGCTATGGTTGTGGCAGCCATTCTACCGACTTTTCAGACCTACGCGGCTCAGAATAACATGCCGACGCCCACGATTGCAACTGTTACTGCCTGGGTCAATGCGGCTGTAGCTTCGTTGAATGCCATCCCAGCATCGCTCACAACTACCCCGACAGCTACTACTGCCACGGCAGCTTCAGCTAGTAACATTCTTTAAGGAGAACAAAAAAATGGCTCTGCAAAATCAGACCTTTACTGCCTTTACTCCAGCAATGTACGGGGCTTTTATCAACAAGATTAAGCTAACTACTGGAGTAGCAATTGATGGAAACTCAGGAACAGTAGAACATGGTTCCTTCACATTTACTTACTTGTACGATGCCGCGAATGAGACTCTTCAGATTCAATGTCTGAAAAAGCCGCTGTTTATTCCTGCATCTACGATCACAAACGGCATCGCCGAGGAAGTAGAAGAACTTCGGATGGTTCCTGTTGTAACCGAACCTGTTCCTGTTGTAGCCTAGAAGGTTTCATTGAGCCAACGTGAGCTAGACCAAGCGGTGCGAGATGTACTCCAATCTCTTGAAGTGGGAGAGACTGGAGATACTTTCGTGCCGCGGTCTACTATAGTAGGTTATAATCTTATTCCTACTGATGTGGCAAAGAACGCCGCATCTAAGAAACAAATCTACAGAGCGAATTCTTACATGGATTTGTTTTACTTTAGTACGGTAGTATTAGGTAAAAACAGGTTCTCATCTACACTACATCGTTATATGTGTTCTCTTGTGATGAAAGATGGTCTAAAGGAACTCATAGAAATTCCTCGCGATCATTTCAAAAGCACGGTTTTCTCTGAGTGTTACCCAATCTGGAGAGCATTACCTTTCGGCCACAGAGAAGAAGACTTCTTCACAAACATTGGATATTCTGATCTTTACATAGAATGGATGCACAGAGCACACTCGCAGGATATTCGCATGTTACTGGTTAGTGAAACAATCACTAACTCTATTAAATTAGGAACCAGGATTTCAAATCACTATTTGAATAACAGTTTTTTTAACCACCTTTTTCCAGAGATTATACCGACAGAAAAAGAAACGTGGAAGAGTGAAAGTCTACATCAACGTCGTACACCCGCAGGGCGCGGCCAAGGCGAAGGGACTTTCGACTTTATCGGCGTCGGTGCTGCTTTACAATCTCGTCACTATAACGGTCCTATTATAGAAGATGACCTTGTTGGTAGAGACGCGAGAAAGTCTCACATCGTGATGACTGATACGATTGATTACCATAAGATTCTTGTCGGCGCGTCGGACAGAGGAGAGAATAATCCTGGTAGAGATTTTGATGAGCTTGTAGTAGGAAACAGGTGGTCACATGATGACCTCAACTCTAATATAAGAGAAGAAGAACCTTACTTCACTCCTCATACTCATGCAGCCCTGGGTGGCTGTTGCGCGGCACATCCTTTTGGAGAGCCTATTTTTCCTGAGGAATGGAATCGAGAGTTGCTGCTGAAATGGAAACGTAGACTAGGAAGCTATCATTTTAGTTGCCAGTTCCTTAATTTTCCTATTGATCCATCTAAGGCTAAGTTTAACATGGCTGATTTTCGGTACTTCAATTTTGAACGGGTCACCGGAGCGTTGGCTATTCCGAAGGAGTCTCAGAGTATCAATAGACTTTTTGAGATTTCTATGCCGCAGCAGTATAGAATCACCATTCGTCATCACGTTGCTGCTGGAGATGTAGAAAAAGATGTGTTTCCACGTAACCTTGATCGGTATATGATTGTCGATCCTAATCATGGCGGCTCACACATGGGCAAAGAAGTTGGGAAAGATGGTCGATGCCGTCATGCTATAGTAGTTACTGGAGTCACAAAGGAACCACGTAGAGTGTATTTGTTAGACCAATGGGCCAAGGCAGTTCCTATTGATCAGTTTGTAGAGCGGCTCTTCTTCTACGCTGTCAAGTGGAAACTCCGCGTCGTCTATGTAGAAGCTGTTGCGGCGCAGAAATACCTGCTTTATCATCTGAACTACTTCGTAGAAGAACACAAACACTCTCGTCCTGAACTTGCTGGAATTCAATTTCTGCCTCTTAAAACTCCACAAAACGTTAATGCCAAAGCAGAACGTATTGAGAATTTCATTCCCATAGTAGAACGTCATGAGTTATGGCTAGATTCTAATAACTGTACTGAAATCAAAGAAGAAGCAGAGCAATATGGCCAACGAAAAGGGCTGATTGATCTTCTTGATGTGCTGAGTTACGGGCCTCAGATTTGGAAGTTTGACACAGTATCTAAAGAGAAGATTGACGGATTTATGTCGAAGCAGATGGCACAATACCGACGCCGGATAGCCTCAGCAGCCGTCTAGGGAGAGTGTATGGAATGG